CCATTGTTCACCCCAGTCGATACCATCAGAGTCAGGTGACGACGCAGCGTCGGGTCAGGTAACACCGCTTCGATGTTGTAGATGTCGGAGCCGTGAACCACTCGCATCTTTGTGGTGATACCGACCACATAGCGGATGGTCATGCGTGCATTGACGCCAGCCTGCGCAGCCTGCGATGCGATGAACTCGCGCCCGGACAGCGGGACAATCTCAGCCGGCACGGCAGAATGCAGCACAGACCATGCCTTCTCAACCCCGCCCCACTCGTCTCGGGTTTCCGTGACTTGCTCGATGGTCACGCGATGGCGAAGGCGTTGGGCCATCGGGTTCATTTGATCCCCAGCGAGCGGTACGAGTAAATCAACTGCTCGGCAGCGCGCCGGTACGCTGGACGCTTCTCTGGATCGCCGTCATAGTCAGCTTGAACCAGCAGCACAATGGCCTGGTCAGCGACAGCCGGCAGTGCGTCCACCGTCATGGCGGAATCGTCAAGCATTCGCATGGCCTCATTCGTGGCCGATGCCTGCAATCTAGTCAGCAGCGCATCATCTTCAGAATGCGTTACGCGCAGCGATGCTTTCACGTCTGCAAGCGTCAGGCTCATTTGCTCACCTTTGCACGCCGCGAAGGCTTGGTGTCTTGTTGCGCGGATTGTTCGGCTTGAGGCTGATTCACGTAATCTGCGACCTTCGCCTCGTCAACCAGATGGCGCGCAAAATCAGCATTGACGCGCGCAACGTCGCCAGACGAAAACCCGCCAAGGAGCGAGTTCGCGCCTTGCGTTTTGAATCGGACTTGAACCATGTTCACTCCTGATCATGCGGCCCCAGCAGTTACGCCAGGGCCGCATTCACTCATCAAGACGCCGGTGGGGTCAGGTCGCCGCCACGGATGGCAGCAGGCACCTCAATCGCCAGAGCCAGGCGACGTTCAGCTCGGATGGTGATCAGGTTCTTCGTGAAGTTGTCGCTGTCGGACTCGGACATCTCGACCACCACGCCTTCACGGTTGTGAACGGTGCCGGCCACGCCGAAAGCACCCACCGCGAAGGTGTCAGCAGTCACACCGACCGACTGAACCACCGGCAGACCGAACAGGCGGGGGGTGCCTGCGGTGTCGTACTGGAACGGCACCTTGCCTGCGGCAGTGGTCAGCAGCTCGGTCTCCATCGTGGCCCAATCCACCGGGTTCAGAACGATGGCGTCAGCCGGATAGCCTGCGTTGTACAGATCGCCAATGACCTTTCGGATCAGGACGAACTTCGACAGGGTGGCACCCAGAGCGCCCGACAGGTAGCCGTGGGCGGTGTAGTTGCCAGCAGTCAGGAAGCCCGACAGGTTGGGAGCAACACCGTTGCCAACAGCCAGTTGAGTCTCAACGCGACGGTTCACACCGTAAGCCATGCGAGTCTCGACATAAGCGGCCAGGGCTGCGTTGTCCATAGCCAGCTGACGGCTGATCTTGATCCAGTGGGCCACAGTGCTGATGGGCATGTTGACCAGGGACCAAGTGAGCGCCGATTCAGGCTTAGCGCCACCTTCGGCAGTTTCGGCAGCCGAGTTCGTGAAGGATGCTTCCTTGGTGAACTCGATGGCATTGCTCGAAGTGGGCAGAGCGTTGAACAGGCTCTCCAGGGTCAGCATCTGGAAGGCGCCAGGCACGATACCAGGCTTGCGATCGGGTGCCACATTGGTGTCAGAGCCGGTCAGGGTGTTCTTGACTTCGAATCGGGCCTTCTGGGCGCGGCCTTCAGAGAAAGCCTTGTAGGCGTCCGACTTGACGAACTGCTGGCCCATGCCTTCGGTCTTGGCAGGCTCAGGCTGCAAAGCGCCGCGCTGCTTCAGTTGCAGGATTTCGTCAGCCAGCTCGCGCTGCTTTGTGCCAAGGTTCTCGATGGCGGTGGCGGTGTCGTGCGCAACCTTGCCGACAGCTTCGGTTTCGGCCTTGGCCTTGGAGGCGAATTCGGCAATCTTGGCTTCGATGGAATCGAGGCCCTTTTGGATCAGGTCCATAGACATGGTGTTTTCCTTTTCAGAAATGAAAAAGCCCGCACGATGCGGGCTGGATGCTGGGGTGATGACGTTCAGGTCAGAACTTGATGGAGCGCATACGCAGGGCGAGCGCGGCCAGTTGTTCAGCTTCCTGTTTTGCCTCGGCCTCTTCGTCTGCATCACGCAGGGCAAATAGGTCTTTGGCGCGGCTCACAAGCGTCTTTGCCGCTTCTCTTGAAAATCCCCCAGCATCACGCAGGAGGCGTTCAAAGTCTTGGATGGTTTCGAGGTCCGCAATCGCGCTCTTGACGCTGGACAGGTCAACGCGTGCAGCAGAGTCCGCGGGGAATGCCACCACGCTGATCTCGATCAAGCGAGACCACTTCTTGATGATGCGGCCACCGTCTGCCGAGTTTTCAAAGTCGCCGGCCTTGAGGTATCCGCCAATCGACAGACCGTCCAGGGTCCCATGCTTGAGCGCGGCCTTCACGTCAGACGCAAGCGACACACCAGGCGTCAACTCGCCTTCGACCAGCAGGCCCTTGTCGTCTTCCTTCGCCGTCAGCCACTTCCCAATGGGGATGCCAGAGAACGCGTCATGGCCATAGAACATCTTTGGCTTACCATCCCGGCGCAGCGTCGTCTCGAAGGCCCCCTTGAGGATGGTGTCGCCGTAGGAGTCCACGCCACCGAACACGCTGGCATACCCGGAGAATCGGCCGCTGTCGCCGTCCATCTTAATATCGCAGTCTGTCAGACTCAGCGATTTACGCAGCAGCATTGCCGCCTCCTGTCGAAATTGCGCCCAACTGTGAAAGCGGGGCAAGGTTTGTCTGTGCGGTCAGTTCGTCGCCGCCCGGCACTGGCGGGTCGTTCTCAAGCTGGCGGCACTCGTTGCGCGTCTTCAGCCCGTTCTGAACCAGCTTGCTGTAAATCTCTGCCCGGTCCTTCAGGCTGGAGCGCAGCAGACCATCCAGCGAGAACTCGACCGACAGAGAGGCACGCTGCGCAGGCGTCAGAACTCGCTTTGTCAGGGCCTGTTCAATGCTGACCAGCAATGGTCGGATCGTCAGCTTGTAGAAGCCCTCGATCAGCGAATCAATTCCAGAACCCCATGCGGTCACGTTGCTCTGGTTAATCAGCACGGACGGAACGCCGAACCAGCGGGCGATTTCTTCAACTGTGAACTGACGAGACTCCAACAACTGCTGATCCTCGGGTGACAGACTCAGTTGCTCGTATTTCATGTTCGCCTCAAGGACGAACAGGCGGCCAGTCGTACCGGCCTGCATCTCTGCGAAGTTCGACTGAATCGCCGCACGCTGAGAAGCCGTCAGCACGTTGTCAACCATCAGCACGCCAGAAGGCTTGCCACCGGCACTGAACAGCTTGCTTGCCTGCGTCTGAGCGTTTGCAGCCTCGGTCGTCGTGGAGCGCATGTAATCCATGCGCGCCAGTCCAATGACGCCGTTGCCCATCTCCTTGATGTGCAGCACGTTGGACTCAGCCAGTACGGCGAGATCGTTGCCGACCTTGTACAGATAGACGGCAGAACCATCATCCAGAATCTGCAACTCCACTTGATCCGCAGCCATCGGCCACAGCGCGTACACCTCGCCGGATGCGCCGCGCTCAATCCGCGCATACGCATTGCCGCGCAGAACCAGGTTCATGATCATGGCCGTCCAGAATTCGGATGGCGTCATGCGGGCATTGGGCGAATCATGCAGAACAGCCCACAAGCTCGACTCACGGTCCAACTCTCGCTTGCCAGATCGGTTGCGATAGACAAACAGCGGCAGAGTGGCGACGGTCTTGGCGATGCGCTCCACGCACGCCCACACCGCAGCGATCTGCAAGCCGCCGTCAGGCGTCAGAGCCTTGGTGTCAGAAACCAGGGCGAGTGCCGGCCCGGACTTCTGCGCGCCACGCCTGTCGCTGAGGGCGAAGCCGCTGAACAGACCGGAAAACCAGCTTAGGAGATTCATAGGATCAGGGGGTTTGACAGGAAGTCTTGAATGTTCCCGCGTGATTCAGGGTTGAGCGATAGAAGCGAAACAGCGTTGAAAAGGGCCATCAGCGGGTCGATCTTGGCGAACCCGCTGGCCTGCTTGGTGATCAAAATCGAGTTGCCGCGCGGCTCCACTTTCGCGTTGCCAACACACCATGACATCAGCGCCGATCCGTCATGCACAAGCCCGCCTTCTGCCAACTTGCGCTCGGTGGTCTTGATTGCGCCACCAAGGCGCCAGCCTTGCGAGACGCCAACGACCTTCTCAGCAGGTATTCCGGCCTGCACAAGCGCATCCAAGATGCCGCCGACGCCTGCCGGGTCAATGCCCACCTTGTCCAGCTTTCCAGATTCCTCGATGCTTGACACGATGCGCGCCAGGTCATCAAGGTCATCGCCAACGCGATTTACCAAAATCAGATCGCCATCTCTTGCGAAGTCTTGAAACCGTGCCGCCTCAGACTTACGCCTCTCCAACACAGACGGATGCGCATAGGCTCGATGCCAGCACTTCCATTCACGCGTATCAGCATCACGGCCAGCCACAGCAAGGCCCAACAAGTCATCCAGGCCGCCGCCGTCAATACCCACGTCAATCACATCGCAGCGGGCGATGATCTCGTCCAGCGTTACGCCTCGCGCTTGGTCGTGCCAATAGTCGGCACCAGGCCAGCGATCCGTGCGTAGGTTCATGCCAACTTCGACGTTGGCGTGCTTGGCCATGAAGCCGCGCAGCGATTCAGGGCCGGCCTGCTCTGCCTTCTTGTACTCACGCTCCAGAAACACACGGTCAACAGAGAATCCCATGTTGGGATTCACCATGTCCATGTTCTCCAGCTTCATGGCCTCGCCTGACTCGACCATCTCGGGCGGATGCTCGTAGATGATCGGGACAAAGCTCTTGTCGATGATCTTGCCGTCACGCACAGCACGGGCATAGTCGAGCTTTTGCTTGAAGACTCCAGCTGGTGGCTCATCCGACTGCGTTGTCAGCCAGATCACGAATCCCTCGGGCCGCGATGCCAAACCACCCAGCGCCTCGCGGAACATGTTCTCCGCGCTGGCCATCTTGCCGAATAGGTGCAACTCGTCTACCAGGGTGCCGACTGACTTCTTCCCGCCGACCGTGTTCTGGTCAGCTGCCAGCACCTTCAAGGCCGCTCCGCTTTCGCGGTGCGTGATCGTCTTGATGTGGGTCTGAACGTGCATGAGCACATCCAACTCATCATCGCGCTGCACCATGTCGCGGGCCGGAGCAAACGCGTTGTTTGCCACCTCGACCGTGGGAGCCAGCACAGAGAACTCGGCAGACTGACGCCAGTTCAGCACCAGGGCCGTCATCATGATGGCCGCCGCAATGCTGCTCTTGCTGTTCTTCTTGGGCACGCACACAAACCACTCGGTGATCAGCCGGCGCCCAGACTCCGGGTCATAGGCCCCGAACACCGACGCCGCCAACTCAAACACCCAAGGCGCGCAGCACTCGCCAATTGTGGGCGAACCCGGCACATCCACCAGCTTCAACTCACGCAGCACAGCCAGGCCGCGCTCGGCTTCCTCCGGGAACAGTGGCGCCGGGATGATCGAGCGACCCGACCTGATCCGGTCTGCCCAATCAGGACAGGCCGTTGACCATTCAGGCATCAGACCTTCTTGCCTCCTGCGGCAACCAGCTTGGGAGGCGCAGCCGGAGCAAACTTGCTGGCGACCTTGCGCGCAGCCTCTGCTTGCTGCTCCTTCTTGCCGCCGTCGCCCTTTTTCATGTGCGTGTACTGCACCGCCGCGATAGCCGCCCGCACTTGCGTGGCCGTCGCCTCCACCCGCCCAAGTGCGATGTCCTGCAACAGAGTCAGCATGTCGCACTCTGGGATCAGCACAGGCTCCGGCGCAGGCTTCGGTTTGCGTCCAGCACCAGGCCTAGCGCCGCCAGTGTTAGGGCGCGCCCCGCCACTCCTGCCTTTGACGCCAGCCATTTGGTGATTCCTTTGGAAAGGGGATTTTTTTCCGCAAATGCGAGGGAGCGGGGTTTACAGGCCCCAACCCTTTTTGACTTTTCACCCACCCCCGGCCCTTACTTTCGCCTCGCGCTCTGTCTTCTCTGCGTGATGCGTCTTGCACAGCCATTGCAGGTTGCTGATGTGGTTGGTACCGCCCAAGTGCAGCGGGGTGATGTGATCCAACTCAGCACCGAAGCTGGCAGAGCCCTGCCTTACGCACTCAGCACACACACGCGGGTTGTCGCGCTCGAAGCGCTTCATCAGCGCATACAGGCTGTTGCCTGTCACACGCTCCACTGGCTGCGCTGGTGCCAGCCTGGTCGCCTTGTGCACTGACAGGCGAGGCTTGAGCATCTGCAACTTCATGGGGTAGGTGTGGGTGTGGGCGCCGCTGCTTTTGGAACGGAGTCCGACAAGGATGTTCAGCAGGCCCACGAAACAGAAAAGCCCCGGCACATTGCTGCACAGGGGCTTCATGTGGCTACCGTTTGGGCACGGCTACGCCAACAGGGAGAAATCTACATAAGGAATCTTCTGTTGTCAATAGCTTTCTTACTCATAGCAAACCCTCAGCTATCAGCCTTCTAGCCAGTAGGTCACGCGCATCGCTCACGATCCTTGCGCGCTCGATCTGGTTGGCTGGCAGGCGGGGCGATACCCACACGCTAACGCCTGATGCGAGGTTGCGAGCGTTCATGTGCAGGGCGGTGCGGTGAGGGTCCGCGATCTTGTCCACCTGGTGCCCGACGGCCTGGGCCAGTGTGCGGTCAACGTCGCCATCAATCGCGCCGTTCAGGTCATCATACTGACGGCTCACCCGATACTGGTGCGATGCAGGGGCGCGGGATGGGTAGCCCCAGCCGATCCCCTCCTGGCTGGCGAACGTATGCCACATGATGAGCAGGGCGTCTAGGCTGGCTTCGATGGTCTGTGTGCGTTCGTCAATCATCCATCAATCTCCTTGGCTTTGGCTCGGTACAGGTTGCGAATCTCAATCAGGTCTTCGATGCTGTGCTTTCTGGGCTTCTGGTCTGCTTCCAGATCCTCGACTGCCTCGCGCCCAATGCGGGCGATCAGTCCTATCCGGTAGTCCACTGCCCTGCCTGCGCCGTATCGGTTGCATTGCTTGGTCTGGCCGTGGACGTTGCGCTCGTCGAATCGAAGATGGGGGGCGGACCCGACGCTGCGATAGTGGCCGGCATCGAATCCCCCGCCGATAGCGCCGCCTTCCAGGGGACGACCGCAGCAGATGCATGGCTTCCCTGCGTCACGCAGGCGGATGTACCGATTGAAGGCGACCTGCGCCTCCTTCAGCCAGTCGCCTCGGGTCTTGAGCTTGTCGCGCTTTTCCTTGTCGGCTCGGCGCTGTGCTCTGGCCTTCTGCGCCTCGTCTTGCTCACGCTTGGACCTGGCGATGGTCAGGGCGCAGGTTGGGCTGCACGCAGACTGGCCCATGCGGGCAGGCGTGAAGGCGGCGCCGCAGCCCTTGGCCTTGCACTTCTTTGGCTTGGGTGGCTTTGGGGTCACGCGTAGACCTCCTGAGCCGTGAAGCGCACACCACGCTGAGCGCCGAATGCCTCCATCAGCTCCTGCATCTCGCACATCTCGGCAATGGTCATCTTGCTGGTGGACTGGCCGCACACGACGAAACCGCCATCCAGACCTGGCACGACCTTGGTTCGCTTCATGGCGGCGCTGAAAACGTCCTTCCACTCGTCCTTGGTTAGCTTCTGTCCGTACCAATCGAATTGGCGGGCGATGTCTTCCAGCATTGCCCACAGGCGGGCGTTCTGCTCAAGGCTGCGGGTTTCGGACCTCACGTCAACCACGACACGCTTTCCGGCCATGGTCAGTGCCTTGATGAGGGGCCACGCCTCAGATATCAGCACCTTGTGAGCCTGGGCAGGCTCGAAGCATCGGTAGATGGCTCGGCTCATGCTCGCCCCTTCTTGGCCCATGCCTGAACCGCTGGGAGGTGAGCCTTCCAGTCATCACCGAATGCCCCCTGCATGACTCGCTTCATGGCTTTGGTGACGGACCCCAGCTTCCTTGCCTCAGCGGCTTGGGGAGATTGGGCGATGGCGCGCGCCTTGCAGCCTGGGCAGTTGGCGACGTACAGCCCTGATTGCGGGTTTTCTTTGGCCATGGTGCAGCCATCGCAGGTTATGCACTCGACTGTCATGCAGCCTCCTGCATGGCGCGGGCAGCTTGACGGGTTGCGCCAGCCACGCTGATGAGTTGTGCGAACGGGTTGCCCGCCATGACGCTGTTCTTGTTGCGTGATGCGCTGCGCACAGACTCGCGAGCCTTGTTCTTCTCATGCCATTGCCTCAGGTACAGCTTGCGGCTCATCGTCTTCGGCTGCGGCTCATCTGGATTAGGACCGGGGCCATAGGAGGGCACCCAGCCGCCTCCCTTGCCGGGCTGGTACACCCACTCGGCAACTCGGATGATCTTTGATGAGCGGCCGCCGTCTCTGGTGTAGGTCAAGCATGAGTTGACATTGGCCCGCGTCGATCCGGTGAATTCCGCAATCTCCTTTGCCGTCATCGGGTGCGTCTTGATGGCATCAACAATGATCTGGAGGCGACGATTCAGGCGCCCGTGCTTTTTCAGGCCAACCTTCTGGGGCTTGTCGTGCTTGACGTGCACGGAGTAGATCGGCGCGTGCCCGCCCTGTGGCTTGGGTTCGTTTCCGCTGCGGAACACCAAGCCACGCTGGGCCAAGTCGCGCACCAGGTCGTTCACCGATGCGCGGGACTGTTTTGTCATGCCGCTGATCTGTCGGGTGGTCATGGGATTGGACGACAGCGCCCAAAGGATCAGGCGCATGCCGTGCGTCAAATCGCTCGTCTTCTTCTCGGTCATTCCATGTCCCCCATCAGGACCACGAAACGTGCGGCCAGGTGTCAAAGTTCACCGGGCGGTCGTTCTGGTTCTTCATGAATTGGTTTGTCTTCGGATCGAGCCACAGTTGAATGCGGCCCTCCCATTCGCCGTTGCGCTGCTTGGCGCAGATGAGCATGGCGTCTGGGTCGGCGGGGTTGTAGGACGAATCGCCTGTCTGAAGCGCGATCTCCTTGGGCTTGTTGCGCCAGTGGATGAGCATGTTGTCCACCTGGTCGGTGATCGACCCTGACCCCTTCGCGTCGAACTTGCCAGGCACCATCCCCTCGTTCATCAGCTTCTTGATGTGGTGAATGAGGTGGATGTGGATGTCGTGATCCTTGGCGATGGCACACAACTCATCAACCAGGTACTTCTGGCCGTTGTAGTCGTCCTCGCCCTTCACGCACTTCATCAGCGAGTCGATGAAGATGTGTTGAATGCCCAACTCCTTGGCGCAGTACCGCGTCACCGAGACGATGGTTTCCGGCGTGACCGTGCCCTGCTGGTCGTACAGCCACAGCTTGTCATCCGTCCACTCTGCGAACTGGCGAACCACGTCCTTGTACCCGGCGATGATGTCCGGGTGGTCGCCAATGCGCGCAGGCTCATCGCCAGAGAACTGTCGGGACATGCGCTGCAATGTCTTGCGCGGCTTCATCTCGAACGAAGCTATGCACACCTTCTGCCCCTGACCCATCAGGCTCAGTGCAACTTGGCCGGTAATCAGGCTCTTTCCGTGGCCATTGATGCCAGCCCACAACGTGACCTCACCCTGACGGAATGCGAACTGATCGCGGCACTTGTCCCACGGCAGATGAGCCAGTTGCTCGATGTTGGGTGTGTACATCCAGTCAAGCAGTTCTTCCACGAACACGCTGGCCGGCTTGACCTTCTGCTTGGCTTCGGTTTCCTCCAGGTATGCGCTGAAGTCGATGTCGTCCATGTCGATCACTTGGGCCATACGACCTTCTCCCCTTCTGCGGAAATGCGCAGGCCCTTGGACACGTCGATCCGATATGGGTTGCTGGTGTTGACCCAAAACGCCTCGACCACCTTTGCGCCGGCTCGGAAGCATGCGCGGGCCACTCGGTCAGTGGTTTCGTTCTCCGGGCCATTGACGAGGACATGCTCAATTCCAGAGAGGCACCGAAGGTCTGCCAGCTCGATGGATGCCGCGTCGCGGGCGCCCATGTGGATGTCAACGAATCGGCCGGCCTTGTCTGTCAACTGGCGTACCCATTGCTGCATAGGCAGCATCTCGACTCGGACGACAGATGGCTTGCGGCCGGCCTTGCGCATGCGGATGATGTTTTCAACGCCTCGCATCAGATGGCCCCCGCAAAGATGTTGCTTGTCTTGACTGGCCGCTGGTCGATCACCGGCTTCGCGTTGCGGCACCAGTTGCGCCATGTCGCCAGCCAATCGACTTTGGCAGCCTCTCGCCCAGCCTTGGCACACCAGAAGTCTCGAAACTTATCTGCCTCAACTCGGACGACATCTGGAGTCCACGTCTTGAATTCCTCAAGCGCCCACTCTCCCCAAGGTTTTGGAAGAACCCAATCATTCGGAAGGCGATAGCCGCGTGTTGGTGCTGCGCCTTGCGCGGCATCTAATACTTCCTTTCCCTTCCCTTCCCTTCCTACCTGTGCGTCACTGTCGCGTGGTTCACGCGTGCCTGACGCGTCAACGACGCGTGGCTTTCGCGTTGCCTGTGCGTCACTTTCCGGTGGTTCTGGGATTTGACTTGCTGATTCACGCGGGTTGATGTGCTGGTGTGCGTGAAATGCCGGGATGTATGCGTACCCATCGCCGTACAGCTTCACCAGCCCAGCCTCAATGATTTCTGAGCACAGTGCATCTATCGCCACGTCATCAGCAGGCAGGTAGCGCATCTTGAATGTGCGGGGCTTCCACGCCATGCGGCCTTCCTTGTCAGCCTCGCACCAGAGCGCGATGTACAGCAGGCGCGCATAAGGGCTGAGAGACACGATGTCTTCAGACGTGAAAAACTCAGGCTTGATCGTGCGGATACGCGCCATCAGATCGCCCTCCCGCGAGACAGCTTCGCGGACTTGCCCTTGTCCTCGTCATGCGGCAGGACGGCGCGGGCGTTCTTAGGGGGCTGGTTCAGCGGCTTCTTCTTGGGCCACTGGCCGATCGTTTCCTTGACGTGCTTGTCGGCCTTCTTGGACAGGCCCAGGATGGTGCCCTCAGCTTGGCGGCGAATCTCTGGGTCATCCGACTTGCGGCGTGCCTCCAGGCTTGCGCTACGCGACTCGCTGAGCTTGCGCTCACGGGTGATGTCGCTGAGGTCGAGCTGGCTCTTGTAGTTGGGCGAGAACGGGTTGTGGCTCATGCTGCACCGCCAGTCTTGACGTACAGCGGCACGCGGTGCGCGTGAGTCTTTGGGCTGTGTGCCTTGCGGCTGCGGTCGGTCGGGGCCATCGGCAGACCGGCCTTGATGAGCACGCGGGGCATCGGCCCCCAGACCTTGTGCGTCGATGGGGCAGGCAGCTCGCAGGCTTCGCAGTAAGCGCGGATGTCCTCGAATGCGAACATCGCACCGACCGGCACGCTGGTCAGGTAGGTGCGCGCCAGGAATGTGAAACGCTCCACCCACTCTTTGCCGGCCTTCTCAAGCGCCAGTGCTTGACCGGTGATCTTTCGTTGTTCGCCAGATACTGCCGCTTTTGCTGCGGCGCTTTTGGCGTCAACGTGGACAAGGGTTGCTTGTGTCATGTAAGATTGGCTCCGATCTGATAGGCCCGCCTAGGTGTTCCACCACCGATGACAGCGGGCCTTTTCTTTGCCCGCCGTTCAGGCCGCGGGCATCGCCTCAAATTGCTTACACCGCCGAATGGCGCTCATCAAGCCGCCGCCTTCATGGCCTGCACTTCTTCCAGCACGGTCAGTCGGGCAGCCGATGCAATCCACTGGCTCACAGCGGTGTTGCCGGTGAAAGCCTCGAAGGCCGGAATGGCGTGGGCAGGCAGATCGCGGCGGTGCTTCTCGTCGTCGGGGTTCAGGTAGTCGGTGATGTGCGGGGCGTAAAGATCACACTCAGCAGCCAACATGGCGCGAGTGGCCTTCTTGATGCGGCGCAGTTGCCAGCACAGCCGAACAGCTTCCCGGTAGCTCAGGCCAGCGATGAGCTGGGGCGGGACAACCGAGGGGCCGTCAAGACGACCGAGCAATGGAAGTTCGCGCTGCATAGTTGGCTCCGATAGCTAAATTTCAGCGACTTACCGATTGGCTTACCAGTTGGCAAGGGCGGAAAATTTTTTCCATCGACACCGGATGGAGAAGCAAATGAACCGAGGAAATGAACGACATGGCTCAGACCTCGGCAGGCTGCTTGCGGGTGGTGCGCTTGCTATCACGCTCTCCAGCCACCAGGGACCGGATCGAAACCTTGCGCTTCGTGTAGGCGTGGATCGGAAGGATTCGCTCACGCGGAACCATTGCGCGCCACTGGCTGACTGCGGATTCGCTCACACCAAAGTGACGGGCCATCTCAACCGTGCGACCAGGCACCTCGTCAAGCCATTCAGAAAACGTAAGTTCTTTCATGGCTGCTACTTTAGTTTTACCTAAACCATAAGTCAAGTAAAAACTTTCGCCCTCTTTATAGACTCACGACATGGACGACACCAAGCAAATCAGGGCCAAGCTGCTGGCCGATTTCATCGCCAGGCACGGCGGCGCCTCGCATGTCTTGTCGAAGGTTTTGGACCCTGGGTCTAAAGATTTCAAGTCGAAGATGAGCTACATGACGCAGTGCTCTACCGATGGGTTCGGTGAGCGATCCGCCGCAAAGTGGGAGGATCTTCTACAGCCAGTCGGCATGGAGCCCGGATATCTGACGCGCCCGCACTCAGATGAACCCGAGGTGACTACTCGGCTTTCACCTGTACGCACATCCAGTGTTAAAAACTACAACCTTGCCCCCGTTTTTGAATGGGCTAGGTTGGGAGAAGTCTTGTTCACAGAAAGCGAAAGCCTGCAATCGGGCGAATACAGGGAAAAACCTGACGGGGTAAGCCCCGCGTTTAAGTGGTTCATCTGCGATGCCGACATGCCGCGCTTGCGCATCAAGCGTGGGTGGCGCGTAGCCGTTGACCCGCTGACAGATGCGTCGATTTGCCAGGACGGTGAGACGTACCTTTTCAAGACGGCGGGCGGGTCGTACTTCTTGGGCGATTTTCGCAGGCTGGCGGTCGGCTATGAGGCCATCCCAGACGGTGGCCCGGTGATGGATACGGAGCGCCACGGCATCGCCGTGGTGGCAGAGTTCGCAGGCGCGATGAAATAACGGAGGACATGATGGCAATGACGGAATGCAGGGAGTGCAAGAAGCAGATCAGCGATCAGGCGAAAGCGTGCCCGCATTGCGGAGTCGCCAACCCTGGTCAGTCAGGAGGCACAAGCGCCTTCACAATTGCTGTCGCTCTATTCATCGTCGCAGCGATAGGCTTCAGCATGTCGTCATCCAAACCAAAGCCATCACCAAGGCCAGCCGCAAGCACGCCGGCAGAGCTGGACGACATGGCCCGCTACGGGTGCTCGGAGTTCTTTAAGAAGTCTGCGCACGATCCGGCCTCGCTTGAGTGGATCGAGCAGCCGAAATGGGCAGTGCGCCAGTTGCCGGACGGCATGAGAGACGTTGACATGCAGATGCGCGGCAAGAACAAGTTCGGCGCGCTGATCTTGACCAGCAAGACATGCCGAGTGCGCCAGTTCGACGGCAAGGTACAGCTCGTATCGTTCAGGGACTAGCTCCTACACCACCCACAAAGCCCGCCTTGAGCGGGTTTTTTTACGTCTGTTCACGACGAGTTGCAAAAAAACTTTCTTCGCTTAAGTTTTCGCTTGACTGCGTGTTTAGTTTTCTCTAAAGTTCACCCATCGACGCAAACAACGTCACCGCTCTTTCAAAACTCAATCCCCGCGGATCAACCCGTAAGCAAGTCTTACAGGTTGGCAGCCCTTCAATGGGTAGTGGGCGGCTCCATGCAGACGAGACAGGCATGGTGAGGCGGTGCCAGCCAACACAAGCAAGGCACTGGAACGTGACGCGCACAGAGGGGCGCGAACGTGAAACGGCTGCTGATAGTGATCAGCACAGGCGAAGCCAGTTCGCCAGGTTGGGAGCCTGCACAGCAGGGAGTTGCCCAACCGAGCAAGCCCCGGCGACGGGGCCAAACCCAAGCGTCACAAGTGGCGTTTGGCTTTGTTCATCACCCCGAGAAGACCGCCACCAGCGCGGCGGCGGGCCAGGGGCAAGTGGCCCGTACTCATTGCGCCGAGCTTGACGGCGTGAGTGCTGGATCAGCGAAACGGTACTGATACCCGATCACCACCCGGCTACCAGAGGCCGGAACCCACACACAGGAGAGACGACATGCTTGATTACGACGATCTGGCGCTGGCGGAACACGACCGCGCCGAGTGCGAGGCGGCTGAACGGGCCGCCGCGATGGACGCCTTGATCGACCGGGTGCAGGTCGAGATTGAGCGCGATGTGATGGCCTGCACCGAGTTGGGCGACCTGTCCAAGGGCTTTGTGACTGCTGGCGAAGCGATCGGCGGCGGCAAGTCCCGCGAACTCGCGCAGTCTGCTGTCGATGCCTTCCTTGAGTCGGTGATGGACAACCAGCGAAACCTTGGCCTGCTGTCCAAGCTGATCGCCTCGCCGGCTGGCAAGGAACTGCGTGAGGCATTCGCCAAGACCCACGCGGCCATCAATGCAACAGCAGTTGCGGAAGCGCGGGGGGCTCTCATGAGCGCCAAAGACACAGGCGGGCAGGCTTTCCCGTGCTTTGAGCGTGGCGGCGCCGGCGCAGGCCCCCTTGATCTCACAGACCCAGGCATGACCCTGCGCGACTACTTCGCAGCGAAGGCGCTGCTGGCAATCATGGCCCCCAACCCCGTTACGGGCCAATTTGCGCAAGTTAGCGATTTTCCGGCATGCGCCACCTGTGCATACGAAATGGCCGACGCCATGCTGAAAGCGAGGACCGAATGAGCCAGATCACATTCCCGGTCGTGCGCATCGGCCCCATTGCGAACTACACGCGCAGCGGCGGTCAGCAGCAGATGGAGGTCACGTTGCACATGAGCCATACAAACATGCGCAAGTTGCTCAGCGAAATTGCCAAGAGCGTGCCAGGCGAGACGCTGGCCGACTGGCTCTTTGAAGACCTTGACTGGCAAGTCACTGACGTGGAGGCACAGAAATGAGCCGCATCGACATGCTGACCTACACCTACCCACGCACATGGGCTGAGGTGGTTTCTCGCCACCCCTGCACCGGCACTGAGTCTGTGGCCATCGAGGTTCACCGCCGACCGCTGGTTGAGCGCGTGGTCGGAGTCGTGACCACAAGCATCACCGTTGGCCTTGTGCTGATGTGCGCCCTTGCCTACTTCGACGTTTTGACCAAATGAACTACCCCCGCCAAGCCATCGAAGCCTGCGAAGCCCTGTCTCACCCTCTGCCCCATCCCACCATGCCCATCGACCACAGCACCACCGACGACCGCATCACCGAATGGCTGCACCAAGCAGACGGAGGCGCCAAGGTTGACACCAAACACCCCGGCCCCATCGAAATGCTGGATGCGCCTGAGCCCAAGTTTGCGCGCATCTGCTGGGGCTTGATCGTGCTGGCGGGCTGGGGCCTCGCTGGCCTGGTGCTGGTTGCCGTCGCTGGCCCCCTGATCGAAAACCTGCCCGCACTGATGGGCGCAACTACGAAGTGAGCAACACCATGAGCGACATCGCGCTGCAACCAACCAAGCAATTCGACCTGAGCCCGCAGACCTTTGAGCAGGCCTTGACCTTTGCGAACTACCTCGCTGACTCCGACCTGGTGCCCAAGGACTTCAAGGGCAAGCCAGGGAACTGCCTGATCGCCATGCAGTGGGGCTCCGAGCTTGGCCTCAAGCCCCTGCAGGCCCTGCAAAACCTGGCGGTGATCAACGGTCGCCCCGCTCTCTGGGGTGATGCTGTGATCGGCATTGTCCGCGCCTCCCCGGTCTGCGAGTACGTGCTGGAGACGGACGACGGCATCACGGCCACCTGCAAGGTCAAGCGTCGCGGAGAACCGGAGCAGGTCCGCACGTTCAGCATGGACGATGCCCGAGGCGCCGGCCTGATCGGAAAGCAAGGCCCCTGGTCGCAGTACCCCAAGCGGATGCGCCAGATGCGTGCCCGAGCGTTTGCCCTGCGCGACGTGTTCCCTGATGTGCTGCGCGGCATGCCGGTGGCCGAGGAAGTCATGGACATCCCGAAGGACATGGGCGCGGCCCAAGAGGTGGCCCCCGCCCAGCAGGCGCAGCCCAAGACCTACCCGGGCGACAAGTTCGCAGCCAACCTGCCCGCCTGGGGCAAGGCCATCGAGGCCGGGAAGCTGACCGCCGACGAGGTGATCCGACGCGCCGCAACCATCGGCCCCCTGACCGAAGAGCAGGCCGCCAAGGTCCGCGAGTTCAAGGTGGCCACGGTCATCGACAACGACACGGGCGAGATCCAAGGCGCTGAACCCAACCATGCAGACGCCGAGTAACCCGCGCACAGGAAGCACACCATGCAAACCCATGAACTGATCCAAGGGTCGCCGGAATGGCTGGCCTACCGAGCCCACCACTTCAATGCCTCCGACGCCCCGGCGATGATGGGAGTGAGCCCTTACAAGACCCGCACCCAGCTGCTGCACGAGATGCACACCGGCGGCCTGGTGCCCGAGGTTGATCCAGCCACGCAGCGACGCTTTGACGACGGGCACCGATTCGAGGCCCTGGCCCGCCCGCTGGCCTGCGAGATCATCGGTGAAGACCTGTACCCGGTGACAGGCAGCGAAGGAAAGCTGTCGGCCAGCTTCGACGGCCTGACCATGCTGGGCGACGTAGCGTTTGAGCACAAGACGCTCAACGATGACCTGCGCGCAGCTTTCGACCAGATCGACAGCATCGCGCCAGAGCACCGAGACGCAGCAGGTGGCGCCGAGTTGCCGCTGATCTACCGCATTCAGATGGAGCAGCAATGCGCCGTGTCTGACTGTGCGAAAGTCTTGTTCATGGCCTCCCGCTGGGCCGCTGACGGCACGCTGCTGGAAGAGCGCCACTGCTGGTACTTCCCTGACGCTGAACTGCGCGCCAAGATCCTGGCCGGCTGGGAGCAATTCGCATCAGACCTCGCCGCCTACGTGCCGCCCGCCGTCGAAGTCAAGCCGGTGGGCCGCACCCCGGACAACCTGCCGGCCCTGCGCATCGAGGTGACTGGCGCTGTGACCGCCTCCAACCTGGCCGAGTACAAGGCCCATGCGCTGGAAGTGTTCAAGGGCATCAATCGCAGCCTCTCCACCGACCAAGACTTTGCCGATGCCGAGAAGGTGGTGAAGTGGTGCGGTGATGTTGAATCCCGCTTGGCCGCAGCCAAGGAGCACGCCCTCAGCCAGACAGCCACCATCGACACGCTGTTCAAGGCCATTGACGACATCAGCGCCGAGGCACGCCGCACGCGCCTGGAACTGGACAAGCTGGTCAAAGCCCGCAAGGAGCAGATCCGCGAAGACATCGTTGCCGATGGGCGCCGTGCGCTGGCTGAGCACATGGCCGGCCTGAACGAGCGACTTGGCAAGGCTTACATGCCGAGCGTGCAGGCCGACTTCGCCGGGGCCATCAAGGGCAAGCGCACCATCGACAGCCTTCGAGATGCGGTGAGCACGACCCTGGCAAATGCCAAGATCGAAGCCAGCGCCACCGCTGACCGCATCCAGATCAACCTGGGAACCCTGCGCGATCTGGCGAAGGATCACGCCTTCTTGTTTGCCGACACGGCCAGCATCGTGCTCAAGGCGCCGGACGATCTCACTGCACTGGTGAAGACGCGCATTGCCGACCACGCCGCAGCCGAAGCCAAGCGACTGGAAGCCGAGCGCGAGCGCATCCGCGCCGAGGAACAGGCCCGTATCGAGCGTGAGCAGCGTGAAGCCCAGCAGCGCGAAGAGCGTCTTGCAGCCGCAGCACTTGCGCAAGAGCGCCAACAGGCCGCAGCAGCCGAAACCGCCCGACTCCTGCAAGAAGCAGCCAAGCCAACGGCGCCTCCCGTCTCGCTGGTCGACGCCAACAACGCAGCCCGCGCCGAGATCAAGCAGGCCACCCAGGAAGCCGCCACCGTCAAGCTGGGAGAGATCTGCGCCATGGTCGGCCCAGGCTTTTCGATGACCGCTGCTTTCGTCTCCGACACCCTGGGCATCGAGCACTCAGCCACCGACAAGGCGGCCAAGCTCTACAAGCCCAGCGACGTCCCGCTGATCTGCGACGAACTGATCCAGCGGCTGGAAAAGATCAAGGCTGGCGAACTTCAAGCTGCCGCCTAACCCCCTACGGGACACCGGACACCAGCGGAGCCGGTGGGGCTTGCACTTTGACTCTAGACGGTTACTCGTCGGTCACTGCCACGCAAACACCCGCAAGCCAACAGACCAGGGTTGCGCCTGGTTGTCCCACCCTTTCAACGGGCGCCCACCCTCGCAAGGGGCCGGGTTAGCGCCACAGGGCGCCCACCCATACAAGAGCAAGACATGAGCTATCAACACCGCTACGCACAGTTCGCCAGGGTGCGAGGGTTCACTGAAGGCAACGAACCCCTGATGCACGAGTTCATCACCTGGGTGAAATCCAAGTGGGCCAAGTGGCGTATCGCTACGGGGCACCAGCGGGTCTACCTCACGCGAGAAGATCACGCCGCGTTTGATGCTTGGCTTGAGAAAGAAACGACATGAGAGCAATCAAGGAGGCAGCATGAACATCTCCCAACGACTGCGCACATGCGCGCGCCACACCGGCTTGGATGCCGTGATCGAACTGCTCAATGAAGCGGCTGATGAGATTGACCGGCTGAGTGCTAGGCAACCTGCAGAGGTGACGGGGTTGCTTGAGGCATTTGACGACGCCGTTTCGCAAGAGCTGCCGCGCGTGTCTCACGTCGAATATGACAGCCACGAGATTTGCAAGCACTTCGCATCGAAGGTTCGCGCCATCCTCGCCTTGCGCCCTGAGCGGGTGCCGATGACGGGTGATCAGTGGACCGATGTGCTCGGATCGGCCGGCCCTGACCTGCTGGACTTGGCAAAGCAGTGGGCTGACAACAAGGTCCATGTCTACCAGGTTGTCAACGAGGCCGAGAAGATCGTGAAGGCCGCAGTGCTGCGCGGCATCAATGCCCAGGCCAAGAAGGAGACGCCATGAACACAAAGACATGGTGGTCGTGGTCAGGCACGCGAGAGTATGCACACGGACGGGCCACCTACTTCTGCGGCACTGTCAACGAGGTGACGGTCAGTATGCCTAACTTTGAACAGGCCCACCACCTCGCCAACGCCATCGAGGCGCAATCGAAAGCCACCAGATACGACGCCCGGTACGGGCTGCTGCAAGAAATTGCGAGGATTGAGCCATGAGCTTGACGCCAATGCGGCCACAGGGGTCTAACCAGACAGCTAAGCGGCGCTCTGCGTCCGCTTGAGCGCCCGGTTAGGCCTGTGGCGCGAAGCCGAGGACTGACCACCACCACAAGCCGACCGCACAGCGGTGGGCGCCTGATTTGAGCCTGCGAAGCGGGCGGAAAGGTATGAGATGAGCAACACCGTGGACACACACCCTGTTCAGACCCATCAACACCGCAGAGGCGCATCCCGCGCACCCACTTCCGTGACGCTGGCAGCCTACGAGGTCTATTGCCATGTCTATGCACCGCAGCCCGCCATGGTGACGGGCGAATGCCGTGGTGGTTTCAGCGCCGGAGAGCTTATCGCCTTCCTCTACGCGCGCAGCTTCCCCAAGACAGAGTGGCGTGCACGGGTGGACGAGGCATTCAAGGGCGCGGAGAACCTTTGAGGCCTAACCAAACAGCTAAGCGGCGGTGCGAAGCAACGTCCGCTTGAGCGCCCGGTTAGGCCATGCAGCCACAACGACGAGAGGTGAAAGATGAAGACCTGGAAACGAGACGATCAAGCCACACAAGACCTGATCAGCCTTGGTAGCGACAAGCTGGCGATGCTGAGCGTAATTGCTAAGTGGACCGATGAGCAGTGCCAGCAAGCTGAGGCCTGGGCCAGCGCCCGGCATTTCCGCGCCAGTGACAACGCGGTGCATGTGCCCGAGATGCCGCCGCACGTTGTGGCCTTGCCTGAGCGCGCATACGGTGTGTACGACGCCGATTTTCGCACCTGTGAGGCCTAACCAATAAGTTAACCGGCGCCCAGCATGGGCGTCCGAGTTGAACTGGCGGTTAGACCGCTACCAACACAGGAGATGAAGATGAGCAACACCGTCAGATGGTGCGTTGAAGAAGCCGATACAGGATTGCCTGTAGCAAGTGGATGCGCACAAACACCAGATGAGGCGTACCGAGAAATGATGCACTACGTCGCGCAATACAGCCAGGACGGAGAGGTGCGATTCTGGATGCGGCAAAACCGAAAGACCATCAAGGCGGGCACATGGCCAGCCACGGTGAGGGTCTAACCGATATTAGGCGTCACAGACTGCCTGATAACGATGGCCCGCGCTGGGCCATCCACACAGAAAGCACACATGAGCACCAAAGAACAAGCCCTTGACACGATGATCCTGCTGTCTGCAATTGAGTCGTGGGCATTCAGCGTCGGCAAGCCATTGCCCGACTACCTTCACGAGAAACTGAGCAATGCAGTTGATGCGCTGCGAGCTGAGATTTTGGAGGATGCCAAGTGAGCCTGACCATCACACCAACCCGCTGCGAAATACACGGAGATGAGCTTGAGGCCGTCATCGACATGATGGACAGCCACACCTCTAGCGTGACCATCAAGGCGCTTCAGTCGCCAGAATCGTGGCGAGAGCTGGCCGAGGCCGTGCAGTGCGCACTGGAGACGATGCACCCGGAGTCAGCCAAATGACCGACACAAAAGCAGCATGGAAGCGCCGCGCACTGCGGGCTGAGCACGAACTGGAAGCACTGCGCCGAATCCGGCAGTTTGAGCACAAGCAAGAACTGCAAATGATCCGCGTCGATGCGGCCCAAGCCATCGCGCTGCGAGAGATTCAGGAAATCTTAACCAGTCTGAAAAGCGACGAACCAACAGCAGGATTGATATGAGCACACAACAACCCGAGGCGCTGCGCCTGGCTGAAATCCTTGAACTAGGCTCGCGCCAATTCAACAAGGAAGCCGCCGCAGAACTGCGCCGCCTGCACGCTATCAATGCGGAGTTGGTGGAGGCGTTGAATGATGCGCTGTCTGTCGTTCGATCTGTGCATACAGGACGCGACAGACGAGTTGTCCGTGATGGATGCGTGCTTTTCATGCAGACAGATGAGTGGTGCAAATGGCTGGAGGTTGAGCTTCAGCCGAAGTTTGCCGCCGCACTCGCCAAAGCAGAAGGACGTGAAGCATGACAACCGATGAAGTCCTACAAGCGGTCAAAGAAGCTGGATTTGGCATCAACCATGCTGAGGCGTCTGCAATTCTGTTCACTCGCTTCGCCGCCCTCGTTGCAGCAGCAGAGCGTGAGGCGTGCGCGAAGGTGTGCGATGAGCTTTTAAGCACAGACGCAGACTGGGACAGCCATCACTGGAATCAAGCAACGCAGCGTTGCGCGTTTGTCATCCGCGCAAGGAGCACACCATGAGCCGCCGCCTACGCCAGCGCCGCGAAGCCATCGAATCCAAGTACGTCGCCATGCACTCAGACGACACCGACGATATGGATTGGGAGGATGCGGATTACGACAGCCTTGCCGTGTACCGGGAGGCTGAGAGCACAGAAAGCGAGGTGACGCATGAGCGAAACCATTGACGCAGAAGAGTGCGCAGAATTGCTGCGCTGCACGCCAACGCAAGTGGAAGAACTGGCCCGTTCTGGCGAGATCCCCGGCCTCAAGCTGGGCCGCAGTTGGCTGTTTGTAAAGGGCGATCTGCTGGCCTACCTGGCAGAGAAGGCGCGCAAGGAAGCCGAGGCCAGACGCGCACGACGCCAGCCTGGCGTCACGCAGTTGGTCACGAAGCGGCGCCGGAAGACGCCGCCGCCTTTGCCGGTGCCTGCGTAGCCCACATGCGCGCCGCCAGATCCGCGCCCCGGAAGCTGGCATACCGCTGTGCCATGGTCGAGTTGGCAGACCAACCCATGATCCGATTGACCTCTTCCTGACGGAACATCCAGTTGCCGGTGGCGTCACGCATTTCCAGCCACCTGCATGTGGCCTCATGGCGAAGGTCATGCTCACGCAGTCCGAACACCCCCGCATACTCAAAGGCCAGCTTGAAGCGGAATGAAAGCCGCTGGCTGACGGTCTTGATGTCGATGCCGGGTTCTTCGTCCATGAACGGGAAAAGCCACGCCTGCGGCAGCATGGCCCGCGTGGACAGGTAGACGGACAGCGCCTCATGTACCTCGGGCCGCATGGGCACGTCGCGGAAGACCACCTTGCCGCGCCATTGCTTGCTGGACTGCACGCGGATCACCTTCTCATTCATGTCGATCTGGTTACGCCTGAGCGTGTACGCCTCTTTCAGGCGAAGCCCAGTCCCAACGATCAGCAGGAACATGGTCAGCAGAGCATTGCCGCCCTTGAGTTGCAATCCGCGCTCGCGGTCTTCTCGCTGACCACCCGACAGCGCCCACACGATCTTGGCCTCTTCGCCAGGGTTCAGGCGCCGGTCACGCGAGACATCGGTCTTGGCCGTCTTGCCTGCCGCCTCGACCATGGCCCGGTCACGTTCGTTGTAGCTGCTGTACCCCTTGGGCAGCAGACGCACTGGGTTCTGCATCACCAATCCAGGGTGGTGCCGCATCCATTCGTCAATGCACCGGCCAAGCGCCTGGATACGGTGGCGGATCGATCCTGGTGCTAGGTTCTTCTCGACCTTGAGGTGTTGCAGGTACTTGTTCAGCCACGCATAGGTGGCATCTTCCAGCCGAATCGCGCCGACCTCCATCACCAGCGATCCCAGCGCAGATTGCTGAGTGGGCGCAGCGTGCCCGCTGTTTGCCCATGCTCTCACCACCTGGGACAGCGTGGCATCCGTCAGAGCCTTGGGTTTGAGCAATTCAGCCGGAGGCTCGATGCCTGACATCTTCATGATGCGCCACTGCTCAGCGTAGGCGTTTGCCTCGGCCTCAGTGTCGAATGTGAAGTAGCGACGGCCACCCGGAAGGGATGGATGGCGAAGGCCAATCTCCCACTTGCCTGACGGCTTCTGTCGTGCTCTTGCCATGGTGCGCTCCGGTTCAATCAGACGGCTATGCTATCCGCCTTGTGGTGTCTCAGCCGCCACTTTCTGGCGTCTTTCACCGATTTTCACCGTATTTTCAGCAGAACGAACACGCCGACATTCTCCCAAGTTATTGATTTACAAGGGCTTTGTGCAGGTGCCAAAGCAGGCATGACGGCTACAAGATCGAATTAATCCAATTGAAATCATTGGATTACCTCGCCTGACGCCATTCAGCCGCCATTTGTTGCAGCTACAATCACCACGCACGGTCAAGCGGGTTGACGCTGCGCTCACAGCGCAGAAGGTCGTCGTCGGGTTGGGGGTTCCTGACTGCCGTGCGCCATCATCTCAGCGGCGGCGTGGAGAGCGAGAAGCCGGAAACGGTGGAAGCAGCGTAGACACGCAGCACAGACAAAAAGCGCCTGTTCGATTCAGGCGGGAAGATTGGCGATGCGGCCCTGTCGGCAGAAATGCGGGGCACGCGTGTGTGGCAGCTCTAACGAGGCTGCGCGCAGGAGTAACGCCCTGCCCGCTGAGATGATGGTGAGTGAACTGAAGTTGCCGAGAGGCAGACGCTGAGGCGATAGCCCGATGCAGTAGGCGCACGCTGCGGTGAAATCCCGCACACCACACGCAGGTGAAAGTCCTGACAACCGATCCGGGTGTGACGGCCCCGGAGCCAAATTCAGCGGCGACTCTTGAGGAACGCCCTCATGCAGGCCTCGAGGGGGCAGCTTCCGCGTCCGCCCATCCAGTTGGTCTGGCCGTTGATCTTCTCCGGCATCCTGACGTGCACCACGTAGACCGGCCCCCACCTCTCCATCACATCGGCCACCCTGAGAAAGAGTTGCCACGGGTCGAACGCATCCACATCGACAGCCCCATCGGCAAGGTCTGCTGCTTGGCGCAACTGCTCGCCGGATAGGGTGTCTGGGTGCATGGGCTACTCCTGATTCACCGGCCAAGCTTCGATGAGGGTTCGCGCATCGCTGGCGTGTCCATCAGCCGCTGCCGCCACCTCTGCATATCGCGCCGAGCACTCAGCGAATACGTCTCCGAGGGTGTTGGCGTACTCAAGGACGGCGGGCGCGGGAGCTTGGGCAAGTCGGCGGGCTGCTTCTGCGGCTTGTGTCCGCAAGCCTGAAGCAGCATCACGAACGGCAACAAGATCAGCACGTAAAACACGTTCACGGTCACGCCCAGCATTGAGGGCCGCTTGGTACTTGGCATTCCAGTCTCCTTCGACTTTGCGCACCCGCTCGGCGGCAGATGCTTTCTCGGCCAGAACTTCGGCCCGGTACTGCGACGACTCAAGACGCACTTCGGCCAGTTGGGCGCCGAGGCGGGACTCTTGAAAGAACCACACCAGCAGCCCAACCACAAGGGCAGGCGCCAGCATCATGATTGCGCGGATAGGCATTTCGCGTGTCTCGCTTTCTGGCGCTCCCAGACACCAGCGCATCGCCGGTTGCCTGGTGTTGAGCAATCGAACCCGCCAGAGAAGCGGTACTTCAGCAGCGCGTCACAGGCTTGGCGGTACTCACCGGCCAGGATGTGGCGCCGCATCGAGGACGTTGACCATGCGCCGCTGCCGTACTGGTAAACGAAGTCCATGTAGGTGTCGAATTCACCCTGGTGCAGCGAGGCGCCGGCCAGCGACTTGCGGAAGGCCGCTTCCTCTTTGCTGACGTGCGCCTGCAAGGTGATCAGGGCGCGCACCGGGTCTGTCTTGTCGCCCATCTTCACAGGCGTGCCGTCAGCGTTGAAGGTGCTTCCGAATCCGTGCGTCGGTCGGTCGTTCTTCGTCGGGATAACCGCGCGGTCGGTGTACCCCTCGCTCACGGCCAGACCGATCAGGGCGGACGCGCTCAGGGTCAGAGAAGCAACTAGGATGCGCGCCTTAGCCATAGACGATCCTCCACCACAGATAGGGCCACATCACGAAGACGTACATGCTCGGCTCCTTCAGTACATGCCCATGCGGGCACGGTGTTCCTCAAGCTCACGCGCCTCTTTCGCCTCCAGCGCCCGGATCTCGGCACGGGTGAGCTTGTGCTTGTAGTACCAATTGGTCACAAAGCCCAGCGTGGCGATCAACAGGCCAGCCAACCCCAGGAACTCGTTGCTAGTCCACCAGCCGCCAAGCGTCAGGCCGGCCCCTGTGTACATGCTCTTGCTGGCCGCGCTGGCTGCAATCGCTTCGACTGTGTGTTGTGCTGCTGTGTCCTGCATGGTCAAATGATTTTGGTGATGAGTGGGGCCATGAGTAGTAGCCAGCCCAGCATGGCGCATCCGCCTGCCACGGTTGCTAGCGCGTCGATGCGGTCGGGCGTGCCGTGGCCTTGCGCGTCCCAAAGCTCTTTGCCGACTGCCGCCACAACGACAGCCAGCAGTGCCGGGATAATGCCAAACGGCAGCAGGGCCGCAGCGATAGCGGCGCCCGCCAATATGTGTACTTGTTTGTCTATTGCCAGCATGATTAAATCGCCGCAATTACGAAGGCCAGTAATTCCTCGTAACGCACACCGTAGATATTGCCCGCTGCCTTCACCTCGTTTCCGTCATCATCGAATTCTGCGGGCCATTCATCAAAGCACAGGACAGCATAATCAAATGCATTCAACCCTTCTGCTTCAAATGCCGACTTCACATCCTGAGCGATCACGCCGACGTGGATGCGCGCACCGTCACCTTTGACTGCAACCGCATCGTTGAACTTGAACGCACGGATCAAGCCCTTCAAACGAAAAGCTACAGCCTTTTCAGCTTCGGACAACTCCCGGATTTGCTGCTTCTCGCGCTCGTCCGACGTGTTTATACTTCCCGTCGTTGCATAAACCGTTGTGTATCGAGCATCAGCAGCGCCTATGGAGAATGAACCATCGAACTGCGGTTTTATGTTCCCGAAGTGGAAGATATTTCCGTGGTTGACATTGCCGAGAAAAATTGTATTGGCTTGCGCGCCAACACCAGAGCCGATGGCAATAGCATTGGAGCCAGTTGTATATGCGTTGTCACCAATTGCAATACTATTGTTTGTTCCATTGGCTTGTGCCGCATTATGTCCTGCTCGATAACCAACGAATACGTTGTAGCCGCCGCTGATTTCAGTTGAGACAGACCCGGATTCAGCCCCAACAAAAGTATTATAGTTTCCCTTGTTTCTTGATCCGGCCTGATGACCTATAGCCGAGTTAAAAAGACCCCCGCCGTAGTAAAGCGAGTACGCACCCACTGCCGTGCAATAGGACTGGGATGTCCCGTTGCTTAGGCTCTCGACGCCGCCACGCAGCGCATACAGGCCATGCGCTGTGTTTTCGCTACCGCTGACGTTGTGATACAGGGCCTGCGTTCCGCTCGCGCTGTTGCCGTTGCCGGTGCTGTTGTATCCGTTGCTGTCGCTGCCAAAGCTGGCATTTCCTTGCCCGGTCGTGTTGCTGTTCCCAGCGTACACACCCACTGCGGTGTTCGTGATGCCGGTTGTATTGCTGTAGAGCGCATTTGCGCCCACTGCCGTGTTATTAAAACCGGACGTGTTTGAGCGCATCGCAGTGATGCCAACGGCTGTATTGGCATAGCCGGATGTGTTGCTGTAAAGCGCCTCGGCCCCGATGGCAACCAGTTGGTTTCCTGCGTTGTTCAGATTGCCTGTTACGTCGCGCCCGAGGAATACGCTGTTGTCCCCGACGCCGCCGATCCCACCGAAGATTTCCCCGTTCTTCGTGAAATATCCGCTTTGCGTTTCGACGCTGTGCGGGTTTGGCGAGAGTGTCAGAGCCCAAGTATCGCCTACTGCATGACCGGTGTTGGCAGCAAAGGCAGGCACAACGCCAGTCCCAGGAATGCCAACTTTTACGGATGTGCCCGTGAATCCAATGTTCGCATTCAACCCAAGCGGCAGCGCATACACCTGATCGTCAACCGGGTTATATGCGTCGTATGTGCTCACCCAAGTCACTCCACCATTCAGGCTGTACTCGTAGGTATCGCATGGGGTAGGCGCCCCAGAAATTCCAGTCTGGTTCAGCGCCTTGATGCGGATTAGCACCTGCAACGGGCGAGGCTGCACGAACGAACCCGTGAAACTGACATCATTCAGGCCAGAACCAGTGAACGTGATTGGGCCGATCCCAGAATAAATCAGATTACCTGGCCCCCAATATCGCTTTGTCAGCAGCGTTCCAGCAGGAGCCAAAACGCTTACGCCTGACGGGATGAAAATGTCATCAGCCGCCGCTTCAGCGGAAGCCAATGCAACGGCGCTGCTTGTTGCGCCTGTTGGATCAACGCCCACGAAGTCCGTGACGCTCACAATCTCTTGCTGCTTATCTTGCGATGTGCGATCTGCTGCGCCAGTTCCGGCCTGCTGAAACCCAACCAGCGCAGAGCCACCAGGCTCACCTAAGTCCTGCCGTAATACCGCATCACCCACAACTACAAAGCTACCCGACTCCGATGCCCACAAACCCGTGGTCGTGTAAGGCAAACCAAGCGATGCAGCAGCTCGATAGAACTCGCCATCCTTCAGAAACACCTGGTTGTAGCGAGTCACCTCAATGCCCGCACCATACACACCCAGGTCCTGGTAAGCCGAGTCAGCCAGGAACTGAGCAAACTCAACCTGCATTCCATGCCAAGTCTTGCGCTGCACGCCCAGCCGATCAGCATGACTCAGCTCGGTGGTGGAGTTGACCAACGCATCCAGGTTCTGCGCGTTGTCGTACAGATCACGCGGGTCAGTCGATCCGACAGGGTTGCCGGTGTTGTATGTCGTCATGCGTTCTCTCCAGAAATGCAAAAAGCCCGCACAGTGGCGGGCTTGATGTGATGCGTTGAATGTCAGACTGGCGGCGCGCTGTCGTCGTCCATGTAGATTCGTGCGTCGTAGTTGACAGCGGTGACTTCTACGGTGTCGCCGCTTGGCGTGATCTCAGTGACCAATACCGGGTAGCTCCACGTTGTAGTGGAGCCGAAGATCACATGGGTTGGTTCAGTTGCAGATGCTTGCGTGACTGGATCGAAATCTAGCGATCCAGCAATCTCTGCTGTGAAATCGTCAATCCGTGTTGCCGGGAATGGCCCGCAGAGTGTGCCGTCTGTGCGGCGCAGCCCGATCACATGAGATGCTGATGGATTCCATTGAAGCGGTTCTGAAACGCGCAGGAGATATCCACCCGGCACTACTGTAGCAGAATTCAGAATGGCTGACTGCCCATATCCTGGCACGTCGTCGGACAAAGCGCAGAAGCTCAGATACCGGCTGTTGAGCGCATCCCATTCCGTGCTGAAGGAGTACGTCTTGCGCCGGTACGCATCAATGCGACGCTGCCGCATACCGAATCGCCATGCTTTCGTGCGGTCGGTGATTCCGTCTGCTTCGATCTTGCGAACACGCAGCCCAGCATCGCCTGGCAGCCGGCATTCGACAATCTCTTTCACCCATGTCTGCGAGTCGATGTACTCGACATCCACGCCGTCATAGTCGTCTGGATCGTATGAAATGAACTGGCGCGACAGCGCGCTCGTCATGTTCTGCGGTGTGTACAGGTGCTCGAAGGTGATGCGCGGCTCATCACGCACCGGTCGGATGCGGCCATCGTCAATGGTCAGGTCGGCATAACCGGCCTTGAGCGCGTCGCTGATCACCTCACGCACGGTCGTCTGATCGCCAACCACAAAGTCAAAGTAGTCCTGGCGCGTATCCCAGATGGCGCCAAGTCGGGCCAGTTCGTCTGTGTCGATGTCTGCCGTTGAATAACCGATGTCAGAGCAGACATGGCGCACCCACGCCTCGATTGAGCGCGTGGCAACACCGCCTAGCTTGCGGGTGGCAACGATGTTGATCTGGTTCTCGGTGCTGGAGCCGATTGAATCAGAACCTGCGATCTTGACGGCCATCGTGGTGACGCCTGCGTATGACGATGGCGCAGAAAGCAGTGAGCGCAAGCCGTACCACTCAAGCCGGTCCATGTTCTTCACGTCAGTCTGCTCCACCCCCACGCGACGCAAGCGAACCTCGACGTTCTCAAGTTGCGAAGGCAGCGTGATCGCGTATGTGTAGCCAAGCTGGTCACGCGAAGCGGCAGACACTGAGAACGATTGAGATGTCCATGCGCCGCCATTGCTGCGCCACTGAAGCTCCCATGTTTTCGTGCGGGCATCAATTCCGCCATCGTCATTCATGTATCCGATGCCTTGCGGCGCGAACACATCGAACTCGATGCTGTCGGTCTTCTCGTTGCGAGGCGTGGCCTTGAATGGCCCAAGCCATCCGCCCACAACCTGATACTGATCAAATTCAATCCGAACGTTTGGCGTCTCGACATCAGAGACGAACCCAGACCATGCTGGATCATCTGAGCCGTCAGGCTTCAACCTCTGGAATGTCCACCCGATTGTGGCCGTCACAGGCAGACCACCGGCATCAAGAATCGTTCCTGTGATGATGCTGGTGATGCGGTACTCCGTAGCTGTGTAGACGCCAGAACGGTTGCGGGCTTTCTGAACTTCGACATTCGACCATACACCAGGTGGAAGCGACGCGGCCTTCTGCCACGAATACGTTGTTTCACCGGTTTCATCGACCTCTTCGGTCCACTTGTCCATGGTCAGCTCGTCGTATGACTGCGTTGCGGTTCCTGTCGCGTAGGTTGGCGCTGCGCCGAACACTGGTTCGTAGTAGCCGCCAAGGTAGATGTTTGCGCCGCTGAACGGCGACGACTCAGTGAGCTTGATGACGCCGCCTGTGTGCGAAGCCACAATTCCGCCAATCTGGGAATTGATGTCGGCAACCAATGCGTCGGCGTCAGCGTAGTCCTGATCCAGAATCACATCGAACGCACCAATCTGTAGCGTAATGGGCGATGCTAGGAAGGCAAGAGGCGACACCTTCACAGCTGTGATGCTGGATGGCGTACCGGCAACTGACACTGATGTGGTGATGGTGTTGACTCTGTATTGACCATCGCTGACGCCATAGATCAGTAGGACATCGCCAGCCGACAAACCAAGATCGCCAAACGACCCGCGCAAATAGTCTCGGTTTCTGTTGGAGTACGCCCCACCACCGTCAACGATCTCAACCGTGCGGATGCGTGCCACGATGCTGACAAGGGATCCGACCTCCCAATCTTGAGGCGCGACACCAGCGCCTGCCGGAATAGAGATTGAGTTGCCGTCCACGACATACGATGTCGCGCTGGCAAATGGCGTCCCGGATGTGCCAGCCGTCAGGCGCAGACCAGATGAGCCGCGAGTGCTTCCGACTTCCGGCGCGTTGTGCCAGTTGCGGTGCGCTGGGTTGGCAGACACGTCAGCACCAGGCTGGAAAATCTCATACTCGGCAACGTCTGTCAGGTCATTGATGCGCGTTTCACCAATGCGGATATCGCTGGCATTGATCGCGAACTCACCACGGCCAACGCACAGCAGCACTTCCAGCGCCTGCTTAGTTGGCGAAGTGAACCAGCGCCGAGGCTGAACCAGGTAGTCCGGATAAATCTTGTGCCGGCCTGCAATCTCAGGGATGACTCCGTTCAGCTTTGGCGTGTTGGCCTCGAGCGAGGCTTCTGTAAGGCTGTTTCCCTGCTGTCCTGCCGTAGATCGCGGAACCTTTGGCTTTAGCAGAACCGCAGAGACAGCGACAGCGGCAACAACCGCAATGATTACCCATGTGAACGGGTCGAAGCCACGCGCCAATGGCCTGACCTCGATGTCCACGCCATCGCATTGCAGGTTGCACCAATCACTCGGATAAATCTGCCGGCCATTAACGAACACTGCCACGGGCTGCGCCTCTGAGGCTGGGTCATACGATGGGCAGTTCTTCGCCAGCCAGTCATGCAGCGTACCGCCATCGACCACATGAGTCTCAATCGGCTCACCTGGTAGGGTTGACGGATAGACCTTAATCGTCGCTGTCATGGAATGTGACCTTGTTGTGTTGTCGTTCGTAGTCAGGAAGCCATCTCCAACTCACACCGCGGCCATCGTCTGAGTCGATGACGGCCAGCCTTCCATCCACCTCGATCACGATGGCGGCATGGATGCACAGGCGGCCACGCCAAACGAATACGATTGTTCCGGGCCGGATGTTTCGAGTCTCTATGAACCCGGTGGCAAAGAACTCATGAGCAGCGCCTGTCAGAGCGCGCTTGTCCTTCACATCGGCATAGCTTGGCAACTCATCGCCACGGATGGCCTTGCGGATGATCCTGACAAGCCCCCAGCAGTCGCAGCCCGTCACGTCCCTGCCGAATGGAACGTAAGGGATGCGCAGCCAATGGTCGATCATCGGAAATACTTCAAGCCTGGCGCGAAGTCGGCTGTATAGAAGTTTCGCGGCCATGCGGTGTTGATGAGGTCGAAGAAGGCCGCGTTCAGTTGAACGGCAGAGCCTTGCATCGAGCCATCACGCACGACAAAGCGCAGCGGTCGGGCAGCCGGCGCGCTCTTGTCGCTTGCCAGGTAGTGCCTGAATGTCAGGCGGATCATCGCGCCAGCATCCAGTGCGGCATCAATCAAACGCTGCGCCTCGCCGGTCACGTTGTCGATGGCGAAGGTCAGCACTTGCGTTCCGCTTGTGTCTCGCTTCGGCAGCGCCACGTCGATTCCTGCGGCAATGAACGTCAGCGTGCGGTCATCCTCTGTCACGCATGTGTGGTTCTCGAAGCCGTTGCAGATCAGCACTGGAGCGGCCCATGCTGAGCACGTCAGCTCAAGCGTTGGGATGACGACATCATTGCCACCGCTGGCAAAGACTGACTCAAGGATGGTCATGCGGGCCACTCCTGATTCATGGCCTTGTCGAAGATGTCAGGCATGAAGATGTAAGGCGATGCGAACTCAGACCAGCCCTGCGCAAGCGTATGACGCTCACGGATTTCAAGCTGCGCCGTGATCTGCCAATGGCCGCGACCGATCAACTCAGGGCCTGAGTACATGTCGGCAAAACGCGCCTCGTACTCTTGCAGGCCAACAGGCGTGCTCAGTCTGACGTTGAACCACTCCGCGCCGTCCGCCGTCTGCCAGCGAAACCACGCCTCAAACAGCTGAGCCTGCTGCTCTGTGAAGATCCACGACACCGAGGCGATGGTCGGGACTGATGTGTAGATGCGCCGCTGACGTGCCCGGCCTGATTGAAGCTCAGAGCGCATCAGAGGGCTGGCATGGTTCAGCCCGTAGCCACTGCGCAGAGGCAGAGGCAAGTCCACAGGGAAATCAAGCGTCGCCATCAGTAGCCCCTACGTTGCAGGCCGAAAGCCTGGCGGATTGCCTTTGAGCGCGGGCCATCGCCCATGATGTCTGCCACGAACACATCCAGCTCACGCTGTCCGTTGTTCATGCGCTCTCGTGTCTGCCCTGCTCTGCTCTTGTCTTCGATCATGTTGACTGTGACGTTTCCGCCGCCGAGCTTGTGATTTGGCACGATGGCGCCGGATGTATTGGGGACGAACAGTTCAGCGCCGCGCTCACCGACCAGATACGGCTTGCCGTCAGAGACCGGTCCGCCAGTTGCGCGTGCGGCTGCGGCAGATGCTGACAGGCCAGCAATGGTCACGGCCATAGGCTGCGCTACAGCCTGCGCTGCAATCATGGCCTCTGGAGCCAAAGCCGGTCCGACAATTGGAATAGCAGCCGTCGCCGCAAACGCATTGAGTCCTGCCATTGTCGCCATTGCTTGGGCCTCAAAACCAAGAGCCGTGGCTGCTGTTGCCGCAGTGGTCTTGCCGACCATCATCTGCACCAGCTGATAGGCGATCCACTGCGCGGCCATCTGCCCCAGCGCATTGACGACAGACCGCGCCATGCCTTCGGCCAGGCCTGAGATTGACTCGCCCAGGCTCTCCGAGTCGAAAATCATTTTCTCGAACGCGTTGCCGAACTGGCTGGAGAAGTTCTTCACAACGTTGCCGGCCAACTCGTCAAAGCTGGTCATGGCTTCTTCTGCTGACTCCAGCCACTTCTCCCAATAGCCTTCCTCGACAGGCTGCGCCATTGCCTTGTTGAATTCCTCTTGGGTGATAAGCCCCTCACCAAGAAGCTCAAAATACTTGGCTTCCTGCTCTGCCCTTATCTCGTTGTCGCTCATCAGCGACCGGCGCAGAGATACGGCTTCTCTCTCAAGCTCAAGGTATCGCTCCATCAGATCGACGTTTGGCATCGGCCCGACGAATGGCGCCTCCTCTTTTTCCTTGCTGGCGCGAGCAGATGATGCACGCGGCGTCTTTGCTGATGTTGTTTTGCCAGGAGGAGACCATGCACCCACGGTCGGAACATTGCCAAGCAGGCGCGGGTCAACAAAGCCGGCACCACGAACACCAGAGCCTGTGCCAATGATCTTGTTGCGCGCATTGATGACTGCCGCTGTGTCTTTGTCAACCTGGGCGCGTGCTGCGGCAGCGTCAGCCTTCATCATTCGGCCAATCTCGGCGGCCTGCGCGAAGTCGCCGCGCATCACAGCAGCCGCTTGCGCTCCAATGCCGCCGATCTCATTGCCGATCTGCTTGAGCACATACGACACGTTCAGGCCAAGCGCCGTCACAGTCTCAAACACTGTGGCGATGCCGGAGGCAACAGTTGACACAGCAGAACCCTGGTCTGCAACTGACTTCATCTGATTGCCGACCTCGACAAGCGACGGAATCAGCGCGGTGGCAAGCTCATTTCGGACGCCGACTGCAAGCCCCCGAAACTCGTCCATCTGTCGAGAAAGTTCCTTTGCAGCGTAGATGGTCTGATCGCTCATGATCTGCCCGGTCTGCGCGGCAGCATCACCCAGGGCCGTCATTTCCTTCCCGCCATCGCGAAGCAGCGGGATCAGAGCCGTGGTGTCAGACGCCATCGACTCAAGATAGAAGCTCATCTGCTCTTGCGACAAGCCAGCCTTTTCGAGCGTATCGACGTAGAGCTGCAAAGCCTGCGGGCCTGACAGGTTGCGGAAGGCGTCAGCGGTGATACCGACCTTGGGCGCGACCTGCTCGAAGAAGTCCTTCATGCCGCCGCCACCGGTCTGGACGAACTCGCCCACCTTCTCGCGGAAGTCCTTGAAGATGTCTCCCAGCTTGTCCTGCTCGATGCCGACAGTCTTGGCGCCGGCTGCGAAGCGTTGGAACTCCTGCGCGCCAGCACCGCTGATGTTGGCGAGGTTGCTGATCTCCTTGGCAGAGTTGGCCGCGCTCACGACCATTGCAGCGATGGCGCCACCGGCAGCGGTTGCGGCCATGCCGATCTTCTGGCCCATCTCCGAGAAGGCTTTGTCGATGGCCTCGGCGCGCTTCTTGGCGATGCTCTCGGCGCGCTTCGTGTCAGTCTCGAAGCTCGACGTGTTCATGAGCAACGAGACAACGATGCTTCCTGCTGTTGCCATTTGTTTCCTTATTTGATGCCGAGGGCGCGCAATGTCTTGATGTCGGACTGAGAGAAGTCCTCTTGCCATGCAGGCGGATGCAGCCAGTCCAGCTTCTCTTGGATGTCGCCGCCAGCCATTGAATGGCTGATCAAAGCCGCCGGCCTGTGGAAGCGGTGGAAGTCATCGAAAGGGTGCGCTCTGTAGAACGTGATCCAGTCGCGGAACTCGCGCCGGGTCATCTTGGCCTTGAGTTCTCCGACCGTCTTGCCAAGCGCAAGGGCGAGGACATGCCAGAAATGCGCCTCGCCCTTCTCCGTTACGGCTTTCCCGACGATCCGCCGTTGACCTCCAGCACGGCAGAGAAAATCGCGTTCAGTGGCTTGGTCTTGAGGGTCAGGGCCTTGTCGTAGCTCATCGCCGCAGTGCCGTCAGGATTGACCACACACGCCGCGATCAGCTTGGCAGCAGCGCCCGCCCGCACGTCCTCATCAGCCGAAGACGTGAGCGCGTGGAAGCGGATGAAATCGACGGCCGGCAGTTCCTTGAACCAAAGCTCTACCGTCTTGCCGCCAACATCCACGTCACGCTTGTGGAGGTCCGATCCTGCAAACAGAGACTCGTCAAGCATCATCAGGCCTTCCACGTCGGCACAACAGCGCCAGAGCGTTGCAGGGTCAGGGTGCCACGGACAACCTCGTTCGTGGCAATGTCCAGGGCCACATCGGAGATGTAGGCAGTGAAAGCAACCGAGGTACGGCCCGTCGGGGCAGTCAGGGATCCGGACGCATAGGTGGGATCGGCCGTGCCGTCTGACAGGCAGATCATCCAGTTCATCGACACGCCCGAAGCCTTCAACTCGAACAGGCGCTTGTGGCTGGCCTCGCTTGGGTTCAGCACGAACGGCACCGACACTTGGCCAGGATTGGCGAGGCCGCGCACATAGGTGCGGTCATCGATGTTGTCCAGGCAGGTTGTGTCGATCTGGTCAGCAGCGCCGCCCAGTCCGGTGATTCCGGTGGGACAGGCCATCTTGACCATTGCCGGGGTTGTCGCGGTGCTGTCCGCAAAGAAGAGTTCAGAGCCTTGGGTCTTGACCGACATAACGGTTCCTTTCAGACATGAAAAAAGCCGCTCGAAGGCGGCTTGTGTGGGATTGGCGGGTGAGCTGGTGTCAGCGGCTCAGGAAGTAATCAAGTTGCAGCGCGATGCGGTACAGCTTCGTTTCAGGGTCGCGCTGGTTCAGTAGCAGGTTGGTGACGTTGCACTGCGCCTCAAGAGCGGTGCGCGCAGCGGATGCCAGCGATGTGACGCCGGCAGATGTCGGGTGCCAGCAATCGACCTGCACCGTGAAGCGGTCATGCGTGGGCGTGCCGCTGAGCTGAATCTCGGGCGGTGCGCTCACGATGAACCATGTGATGTAAGGCGCGGTCACGTCCAGCGGCGCATCCGCGTGCGGATAGATGCGGTTGCCGACGATGGCAGACACCGCCGTTGCCGCGCTCAGAATGGAGTAGATCGGTGGGAGCATCAGCGGCCCTTGTTCTGGCGTGCCAGCTTGCGCACTATCCGGTCAATGGCAGCCTTCAACTCCACCTCCATCGTGGTCGCGGCCTGCTGCCGCTTGGTGTCAAACGCGGGGCGCAACCAGGGCTCGGCGGGCTGCTTGGCAGAGCCTGCCTCCATGATGAAAGCGATGTCGTTGGTTCGGATAGCCCTGCCTTTGCCGATCTTGTTGCCATTTTGGTGCGGGGCAGTGCGAACGGTCACAACGAACCGCTCCCCCTTGATCTGCGTGAGCTTGGTGCGCTTTGAAATGATGTGCTTTGCCGTGAAACCGGTGGCGTAGTTCTTCGAAGTGGCGCCAGGCGTATTGCCGCGAGCGATCATCTGCGCCTTGGCTTCGTCACGGATGATGTTTGCAGCCTTGCGCACAGCGAAGCGCACCGGCCCGCCTCCCTTGCTCACAAGTTCAGGCGGCAGGCTCTTGAGGGTGGCAAGCACGCCTTCCAGCCCTTCCATCTTGGTCACGACTTTCATGGCGCGTCCTCAGTGATCAACCACATTGACCATCACCTCGTACTCTTTCTTGCGCCCCGCCGATGTCGTGATGCGAAGCGTCATCTTGTACTTCTTGCCAGATGTGCCGCCGATCACCCAGAACTTGACGAACCCGCCTTGATGCGTCACATCCTGCGCGCCTGTACCAAGCGAGACTTCCCCGGATACGCCATCAGGCAGAGTCACGGCTGCGCTTGCAATCGTGTCGCCCGTGAATTCGCTCAGATACGGGTTGATGTCAATGTCGTAGTCCTGCTCGTCCCAGGGTTGCTTCTCGAAGTTGGTGACGATCATTGATTTCCCCTGGGCACTGCGGCGCTGAATTTCTCGGATGGAACGGCGGCTTTGAATCGCTCTGCCGGTACAGCCGCGCTGAATTTCTCTGACGGCACGGATGCCCAATAGATAGAGCGCACGAATGGCGGCGCGATGCCGGCCACGCGCACCGCGCTCGCCTGCACCACGGCCCTTGCCGTTACCATGTGCATCTGCCCCAGCCCCGGCGCGTTGATGGTCGAACCCTGCACCGCCGCCCGCGCACTGGTGACGTGCGTCTGCCGGATGCTTGGGGCGCTGACGGTTGATCCCTGAGCAACTGGCCGCGCCGTGACAAAAGTTGCCGGCGTGCTGCCAACGTCCACCGGTGGGGCATTGACAGCGGCGCCTTGCGTGACTGCTCTGGCAGTGACCGTGTGCGTCTGAGTCAGGCCAGGACGTGTGACTGCGCCACCCTGTGAAGCTGTCCGGGCTGTGACGATGTGCGCCTGAATGGTGCTCGGCGCGTTGACCGTGCCGCCCTGAGCGACTGCGCGTGCCGTGACGACATGGGTCTGCGTGATCGCTGGGCGGGTGACTGTCGCGCCTTGCGTGACTGGTCGTGCCGTTGTGATGTGCGTCTGCGTAAGGCCGGGACGTGCGACGGTACTGCCCAGCTTGGCTGGTGCTGCTGTGACGTTGTGGATGGTAACGCCACCACCCGCCCCCATGTCGAAATAGGTTCGACGCTGCACGGGCCGGAATAGCTGCCACGGGTTGAGCGATAGAGACCTGACCTCATCGGAAGTCAGGGCGCGATTGAATACTGCAAATGCCCCAACAGTCGCGCCTGCCGCAGCGTAATCAGTTGTTAAGTTTTTGACGAATACTTCGACCGAGTTGACGGTGATTGCTGATGTTGAGCTGAGCGATGACGAACCAACAAGAACCCCATCTATGTAGTGCTCTATGGTGTTGCGTGATGCGCTGATAACGCTGGCTAGCGCGTACTCTTTATTGAGTTGCAGCTCGCTCGCTGACGCATTGTCTCTGGCGTATGGGTTCGCATCGCATCCAAGTTTATTGAATGGGAACACCATAGGCATCTGGCTAATGAATTCCGACGATGAACCATAAACACCGATGCCCGCTTGATACGCGGATGTAGAAATTGAGTATTTAGATACCAGCGTCCATTCTGACGAAGTTACGCTCGCAATCAACGGAATCAGATACCCTTTCCCGCCTGGAGACTTGAGCACCAACCCGCTATTATTCACCCCTGTCGGAACGACTGACAGGTTAATGCCATGAGTACCATTTATGCCATTCGACGCAGCAATAAGTCCCCGTGTGATCGGGTTTGACAAGTCAACAACGGGCCGCCCGGTTGGCTGACTAAGCGGTGTGCTGCGCGTCAGGATCATGCTGTGACTGCGCTGGTGATTTCAGACATGAAGGCTTCGCACGTCACAGCCTGCGCTGTGTTTCCGGTCACTTCGACCTCGACGTGCATCACGGCTGCGTCGATGGTGATGGACTGCTCAGTCACCACGTTGTTGCCGGTCGATGCCGCGAACGACCAAATTGTTTTCCAGGCTGCGCCCGCTGCGCCCGCCGTTGGTGTTGCGCCTGCGTCGTGAGCGACGAGGATGTTCACTCTCGCGGGAACGGTTGGGCCGGTCGCTCCATTCGTCACCTTGACAGTCAGCAGGCCACCTTGCGCCGTGCGCAGATCAGCGGTGCCGCGTGTGGATGAGCCTGCCGCATTACTGGTCGAGGCTGCAATGAGGGTGCGCGGCGTCTTCGTCAGTGTCGTGGTGGTCATGCCAGATAGCTCCCATCGTCCGCCCAAATGGCGCGACGCACATCAAACTCGCTCACCGGGTCGGGGCGGCTTGCCAACGCGAAAAGCTCATCAGCTTGCGCATGCGTGATCTCGCCAGACTGCACCCACGCTCCCAGCATCAGCGAGTTGTCAGGCACCGACAGGTCAATGCCCTCGGTCGGTGATCGCAGCACGTCCAGCAGCGCCAAGGCAATCGAGCGCAAGGGGCTGGCCGGGTTGTTGGCGTGGTCTTCGATCTTGGCGCGCACATAGTGCTTGGCTGCCCACATTGCAAACTTCTCGCGTGAGACATAGCCCAGCGAGACGCGCCCCACATTGACCGCCTCCGCGATGGCGTCAGAGTCACGCGATGCCAGCAGCCCCGGCGAGCACTTCGCTTTGATTTCGTCAAGCAGCGTCATGGCGCGCCCCTATCAGACGGCCAGAGTCGGCTGGGTGGCCTTGATCACCACCGACTTGAGCGTGATCGGGTTGCCAGATGTGATGGGCTGGTCAGAGCCCTCTTCGGTGACGTAGAGCACCTTGGAGTTCGTGGCATCGACCACGGCATAGTGGTTGGACGGGCCAGCGGCAGACGCAGCAGCGACGGAGCCAGTCAGGTTGTCGGTCGAGGTCAGCACGCGGTCATTGCCGGATGCGCTCCACGTCCAGTTTGCCGTGGTGACTGCCGCCTCACTGAGTTTTGCCGCGTTGACCGTGGCGAAGCTGTCGCCAAACGTGTAGCCGCTGATCAGCAGAATCTTGGTGGCGTTGGCCTTGACGTAGGCGGGGCCGTTTTCGAGTACGTCAGCGTGGGCGAAATAGGGCATTGTGTTTCCTTCGTGTGTTGCGCTTTACAGCATCGCCATCTGGTCGCGGTCAGCGCCGAACTCGTCGCCACCCTCGTCCTCGTCTTCGCCGGCCAGGGCGTCAACAAGCGTCATCAGCAGGGCTTCGATTCGGTCGAGTTGAGCTTTCAGTTCGTCAGCCATTGTTCACCCCAGTCGATACCATCAGAGTCAGGTGACGACGCAGCGTCGGGTCAGGTAACACCGCTTCGATGTTGTAGATGTCGGAGCCGTGAACCACTCGCATCTTTGTGGTGATACCG